CATTCGTTAATGGGATAATGGAAGGTGTTGAGTGGGTTTGGAATAATGGCGTCATAGAACCTCAAGTAATTGAAGAAATGGAGACTGAAATTAAAAATGCTCCGCGCACTGATCTCTATGAGACACAGGTTCGTGAGTTTAAAAATTTCCTCTCGTTACTTAAATCCAAATAAGGAGTAAACATATGTCTGAAGATATGAATGTTGAGCTTCCTGATGAGGACATCGAACTCGAGGAAGGTGCTCACGATCCTAAGAATGCAGAAGCACAGTCTGTTGCTTCCGTAGCGAAGACTGATGACAGCATCAAGAAAGCTCCTGCGCGAAAGGGCGATAAGCCAAACGCAAAGGATGAACCATCAAAGCCGAAGACTAAAGCAGGCATGATCAATGCTATGTACAGCAAAATGTCTAAAGCAAAGAAAGAAGAACTTTCTGCGTTGTATGACAAAATGATCGAAGAAGGTTTCGACGAAGAAGTTGAAGAGGTAGAATTACCTGATATTTCATACGACTTCAGCGATGACCTCGACGCGCTTGTTGAATCAGAAGCAACACTTTCTGATGAGTTCAAAGCAAAAACTGCTGTGATCTTCGAAACTGCGATCAATTCTAAGATCGCTGAAGAAGTATCTCGCTTGGAAGACGAATATCAAGAAAAACTCGAATCAGAAGTTGAAGCGACTCGCGACGACCTGGTAGAGAAAGTTGATAACTACCTCAACTACGTAGTTGAGCAATGGATGGAAGAGAACAAACTCGCTGTGGAGACTGGTCTTCGCACTGAGATCGCTGAAGGTTTCATGAACTCGTTGAAAGACCTGTTCGTTGAATCTTATATCGATGTTCCTGAGTCCAAGGTTGACCTAGTTGATGAACTTGCTGAACACGTTGAAGAGTTGGAACAAAAACTCAACGAACAAACTGGTTCAGTAATTGAAATGACTGAGAAGTTGGAAGAATTCCAACGAGAAGCAATCATCCGTGAATCTTCACGCGATCTTGCTGATACTCAGGTAGAAAAACTACGTTCTTTGGTTTCTTCACTTGATTTTGAAGACGAAGAATCTTTCTCTGACAAAGTTACGACTGTTAAAGAGTCATACTTTAAGAAAGAAGTTTCTTCAGAAGTTGAAGAAATCGTAGAAGATTTTGACGCTGATCAAACTACTGAAGTTTCTTCAGTAATGGATCAGTACCTCAAAGCAATCAAAAAAGTAAAATAAGGAGTAATCGATGCAATCTTATGATAAGCTAATCGAAAAGTGGGCTCCTGTACTTAACGAAGAGTCCGCTGGTGAGATCCGTGATTCTCACCGTAAAGCAGTAACTGCTGCTGTCCTCGAAAACCAAGAAATTGCTTTTCGTGAAGAATCTGCTCAGTCACTGTACGAGCAAGAAAATACTGGTAACGTAACGGCGTCAGGCGCTGCTAACTGGAACCCAATCCTCATCGCTCTCGTTCGTCGCGCTATGCCGAACTTGATGGCATATGACGTTTGTGGTGTTCAGCCTATGTCTGGTCCTACTGGTCTCATCTTCGCGATGAAGTCACGTTATCGTACTACGAAAGCTGGTGTTGTTGACGGCGAAGAAGCATTGTTCCAAGAAGCAGCGGCACGCTATTCAGGCGATTCCACTACTGCTTCTCAGGGCGAGCCTTCTGGTCTTGCTGGTGTTACTGACACCAACCCTGGTGACAACTCTGACGGTATCATCGACTCTGGTGCAGATTATGTACCTGGCGGCATTGGTACTGACGAGGTTGGTAGCGCATTACAACCTGGTGCTTACACTACTGCTGAAGCAGAAGCACTCGGAACTGGCACTGGCGCTAACCAAGCGTTTGCTGAAATGGGTTTCACCATTGAGAAAGCAACTGTAACTGCTCGCAGCCGTGCGTTGAAAGCAGAATACACGCTTGAATTAGCACAAGACTTGAAAGCAATTCATGGTCTTGACGCTGAAACTGAATTGGCAAACATTTTGTCAACTGAAATTCTTGCTGAAATCAACCGTGAAGTTATCCGTACTATCAACGCTCAAGCGAAGATTGGTGCTGCTACTTCAAACGTAACGACTAAGGGTATCTTTGACTTGTCAACTGATGCTGATGGTCGTTGGTCAGTTGAAAAGTTCAAGGGTCTCGTGGTTCAACTCGAGCGTGAAATGAACCAAATCGCTAAAGATACTCGTCGCGGTAAGGGTAACATCGTAATCTGTTCATCAGACGTTGCTACTGCTTTGACTGCTGCTGGTATGCTTGACTACGCTCCTGCTCTGAACACGACGTTGAACGTTGATGACACAGGAAACACTTTCGCAGGTGTATTGAACGGTCGTACTCGCGTGTACATCGATCCATATGCTACTAGCGATTATGTAACTGCTGGTTACAAGGGTTCTAACCCATATGACGCTGGTCTCTTCTATTGCCCATACGTTCCTCTCCAGATGGTACGTGCGGTTGGCGAAGATGACTTCCAGCCTCGCATCGGGTTCAAGACGCGTTATGGCATGGCCACTAACCCATTCGTAGGATCTACTCCTGCTAACGGTATGGCTTCACCTCTCCGTCAGAACCAATACTACAGAATCTTCCGCGTGGATAACATCCTCGACTAATAAGAAGAATAATAATGTAGTCGAATTAGGGCACCTTCGGGTGCCCTTTTTTTTGTTATAAATAATCGTATGGCAGAACTAACACACAACATGAACTACCTTACGCCCAATGGTTTTAAAATAATCATTGACCGTAAGAATTACGCAAACCTTCAATACTTTGCTCAAAGAGTGCAACACCCGTCAATGGATGTTAACGCAACTGAGCAACCGTATAGAAGAATCTCATCAGTTCCAGTAATCGGCGATAAAATTACTCATAATCAGTTACAGATTGATTTGATTCTAGATGAAGATATGAACGCATACACTGAGTTGTATGACTGGATGCATCGCATGGTTGAGGAACCACATAATCTTTCCTCGCTAGATCCAAATAATCCATCTCATTATGCTGACCTGACTGTTGAGGTTTTGACCAGTCATAATAATTCTAACAAAAAACTAACCTACCGCAATGCATTCCCAACAACGCTGGGCGATGTTGAGTTTACTTCAATAACAGATGGAGAATATCTGACGGTCCCTACGTCGTTTAGATTTGATTACTTTGAACTAGTATAGTATAATATACATTATGAATCTAGAAAAAATTTTAGAAGAATGGCAGGTCGACTGCCGCATTGACCCTACCTCGCCTGACGAGTCATCTCGTATAACACCTGAACTGCATGCCAAATATCTTAGTATGCTTTCATCGGCAAAACTTAAACTTAAACAAGCAGAGTTTAAACAAAAAGATCTGATGAAGTATAAATGGTTATGGTATAATGGCAAACTCTCACAAGAAGAAATACAACGTTTTGGTTGGGACCCTGATCCCTTTGATGGATTGAAAATCCTTAAAGGCGAAATGGAACACTACGTTGAGGCAGACCCAGAACTACAAGAAAGCGAAGCAAAAATTCAGTATCTTAAATCAGTAATAGATACATTGAAGGAAATTGTTGAGAACCTAAAGTGGCGTCATCAAACGATCCGGAATATTATTGAGTATAAGAAATTTGAAGCAGGGTTCTAGTGGAGAAAATAAAACTTAAACTGAAAAATCATAGCATGCTGCAACTAGTAGAATGTTCTCCTCAAGTTGCTCAAGAAATCTATGATGCTTTTTCATTTTATGTTCCTGGTTACAAATATATGCCAGCGTACCGTCGTAAAGTATGGGACGGTCAAATACACATGCTCAATAAAATGAACGGCGAGATTAACGCTGGCCTGTTCAAACAGATAAAAACATTTGCTGCAGAAAGAGGGTATGGTATTTCCCTCGAAGATTCTCCCTTCGGTCTACCAAACGAAAGAAACGCTGTCAATCACCTTGAAACGCTCAAGTGGATATCATCTCTCGATAACTTACCTTTTCTACCAAGAGACTATCAGTATGATGCATTTACGCATGCTGTTGAGAACAAACGCGCTGTATTGATATCACCAACTGGTTCCGGAAAATCATTCATAATTTATTTACTACTTCGTTGGTATACAAACCTCCATGCCAAAAAAGTTCTCATCGTGGTGCCGACTACAGGACTCGTAGAGCAGATGTACAAGGACTTTGCAGACTATGGATACAATTCTGAAGAAAACTGCCACATAATCTATTCAGGTAAGGATAAAGATACAGACAAAAGTATAGTGGTCAGCACCTGGCAATCGATTCATAAGATGGGACCTAAATGGTTTGAACAGTTCGGTATGGTTATCGGTGACGAGTGCCATGGTTTTAAGGCAAAATCATTGTCAA